TGCACATAAGTATTATGGTGATTCTTATCGTTACTGGATTGTTTTGTTTGCAAACCAAATACTTGATCCACAATGGGACTGGCCATTAAGTGGAAATAATTTCAATAGGTACATTGCAGATAAGTATACAGAATTTAATCCATATGCAACGGCACACCATTTTGAAAAATTGATACAACAAACCGACATACAAACAGGTATTGTAACAACAAATGTAATATCCGTAGATGAAGATACGTACAACGGCATCACAGAAGAAACAAACACCTATACTTTACCAACTGGTTTGGTATCTGTAACAACCATGGGTAGAGCAATTAGTTATTACACATACGAGTTGGAGTTAAATGAATCCAAAAGAAACATCCGATTATTAAATAAAGATTATGTTAATGAATTTGAATCAGAATTAAAACGATTAATGGTATAATATGGCAGATAACAAACTAAGTAATGCACAAAGTGTAAGTATAGATGAAGTAACCATTTATCCATTAAATGGTCAAGAACTTTTGGTTAAAGAACAAGTAATTGAATTGAATTATTTTGAAGACCTCTATGGTTTTGTTGCATCGGGTTTTGTTACATTGAGTGATACTCAAGGCCTTGTTGAGAGATGGGAATTGTTAAATCTTTGTAAAATTAAAATTAATTTTGGTAGAATTAAAGGTGCTTCAGAAAATGTTTCTGGATTTTTTATATTGTATGCTTTCGAAAGACAACCAACAGGTAGTACACAAGAAGATTATTTAAAGTTGTATTTTTGTTCCGAAGAATTAATATTATCTCAAAAATTTAAAATACAAAGAGGTGCACCAAAAGATGGTGAAGAAATACACAAAACCGTAGAATACATATTAAAAGAACAATTAAAGATACAAAAACCTATTGATATTGAAAGAACAAGTGGTATTCAAAATTTAAATATTGACACCAAGAGTGCTTTTGAGGCATTAAATTGGCTAGCATCTAGAGCTAGACCACTAGAACAAAAATTAACTGGTGCCGATATGATATTTTTTGAAAATAAATACGGATTCAATTTTAAATCATTAAGGTCTTTGATGGCCAAAGATACTTATAATTATTATAATTATAATTTAACAAATGTAAATACAGACATAGCGAAAAAAACACACGATATTTTACAACTAAAATTTGTTAGAACATTTAATGCTTTAGATGCAATAGGTACCGGTGCATTCGCTAACAGATTAATATCTGTTGATCCTTTAACTAGGTCTTACAAAGTTACAAACTTTGATTATAATAAGTATATTGCCGAAAATAAACCTTCAGACGGTAATAGTTTAATAAATGATGATAAAGACCGACTTGGCCATAGTTTAAATGAAAATTCAACTAGTGTTGTAAGAGTTGTTGTTGCTAATTCAGACCAATACAAAGTTAAATATATCAATGACATACCAGGTTCCGTTGCCAACGATATTATGGCTGAGAACTTTATACCAAATAGAAATTCAGAAATTACTCTTGCTAATTTTATATTACTAAAAGTTTCTGTTCCTGGTGATCCAAACTTAACAGTTGGATTAACAGTTAAATTAAATTTATATTCTTTAGGTCAAAATGGAAAAAAACGAGAATTGGACAAAATATATTCAGGTAAATATTTGGTTAATGCTGTAAGGCATGTTTTACAACCATCAAATGGAATGTATCAGACTTTTATGGAATTAGCAAAAGATAGTTATTCAACTAAACTTGAATCTTCAACTGGAGTAAAATGATGGAGAATACAGAATATATTTCATGGATAGGAGTTGTAGAAAATATTGATGATCCATTAAAGATTGGCCGTGCAAAGGTTCGTGTTTTTGGTTGGCACACCGATGATTTAATAAAATTACCTACAGCAAGTCTACCATGGGCAACAGTAATGTCCAATTCAATGGGTGGTTTTACTATGCCAGCGCCTGGTGATTTCGTTAATGGTTATTTTGTTGATGGTAAATCAGCACAAAATCCTTATATCATTTCAATATTACCTGGAGTCAGAGACTTAGTTGCAAATCCTTGGAACACAAGTAAAGGATTTTCACCACAACCCCTAATTCCAGGTAAAAAAGCAGAACCTAATAAACCAGAAATGCCTCCAGCAATAGCTAAGGCAGCTGAACAGAATCCAACAACCAATTCTTATATCTCTAGAGGAATTGTTGCTAATACAGGTATATCATTAACAAACTCTGCATTAAGTCATGTTTGTGATTTCAGATATCAATTACAGTTTGATATTGGTATTGCTGGCCTTGTCAATCCAATAACAGCAATTACAAATGCTATTAAAAATGGTAAAAATAATGCTGCCAATTTTATTGCTATGTTGATTAAGAAATTAAATGATACAATTACAGCATCATTAAAAGCAATAATGAAAGCAATTGGCCTTGACCCAACAGGAACAACAGCAGTTATCTATGGTAAAATTACTGCTACATTACAGGACATTAATGATTTTATAAGAGATGTTGCTGAATATGTTGAGGTAGCAGCAACTATATACTACTTGGTTAAGAACATCAATGACATTGTTGCATACTTAAAAAGTTTGCCAGCAAGATTCTTGGCAATCGTACAAGATTGTATAACAAGATTCTTAAATGGTGCAAAAGCGTTTGCTGCTCAAGTTGCAGCAGTACCAGATCAAATTGGTGCTACAGTAGAATCATTGGGTAAGTCAATTCAAACTGGCGCAGATGAATTACTAGGTAAACAAAAAGAAGAACTGGCCAACACAACTATACCAAAAGGTTTAGAGGTTTTGTTTAGTGACCCACTTTTAGACCACAGCAATACAATCATACAATATGTTTCTGAAACACACGGAAACGCAAATACTATAATGGCGACAGCAGAATCAAATAATTTTGATCCTAAAAAGGAACAATGGGCATGAACAAACCTGACGCATTTTGGGGTTGGACCGAACCAGAATCGGCAGCCAATACAGATTATCAACCAATATATCCATACAACAATGTGACACAGAGTAGGTCTGGTCATATGTTTGAATTGGATGATACCAAAACACGTGAGCGAGTTCGTTTACAACACCGTGCCAATACATTCATTGAAATGCATCCGAACGGTGATGAAGTACATAAGATATTTGGTGATGGTTATACAATCACACTTGGTGACCACAATATTTCTATTGGTGTGGATGATGGCCAACTAGCCAAGAAATTGAATATTACAGTCTATGGCGATGTTAATATGCAGATAGCTGGTAACAAGATTGAGAATATTGATGGTGATGTAATTCAACACATCAAAGGAAACTACACACAAGTCGTGGAAGGTTATTCATCTGTAACATCTCAACTTGGTACGACACTTACTGCTGGTGGTGGAATCTCTGGTGGACTACAAATTAAAGCACCAAATGTGAGTATGGATGGCAACACAAGAGTTCGTGGCCAGTTGATGGCTGGAAACATATACTCAGATGGTCGAGTTGACACATCACCAACAGGTGGTATGAGTGCTGGTAAAGATGGCTTTGTTACGATGCTTGGTGGTGTATCAGTAGGATACCCTATAGCAGTATCAGGTAACATACTTTGTATCGGTAGTATAAATGCTGGCATAACAGTAAATGCTGCTGTGTCTATGTTCTCACCAATTGGTAATTTTGGAACTATGAAAGCTGGATTGATGTCAGATACTGTTAACTCAGGCATTTTTAATTCACATCTCCACGAAGGCTTTGGTGCCGGAGCACCATACACAGTTTTTGTTTAAGGATATAAAATGAGTATTTTTGGTAGATTGGGCTACGATTCTGCGAACACCTCAAATGTGGTGACACCATTATCGAATAATGCCATAACAACGATGGAACGGATGCCGCCATTGTTGAATGATTGGCAAATAGAAGATTCAAGTAATAGTGATGTTAATGGTTATTTTGTTAATCCTGTAGCAAATGTGACACAAGGTATATGGAATACAGCAAACACGATTATTGCCATTACTGGACTTCAGGAGGCACTACCTGACATTTATTCAACAGTAAACAATTTAAGAAGTTCTTGTAATACTTTCATTCGTCATACAAATAGAATATCTGGTGTCAGTTCCATATTGGATGAACCATTACAACCACATTATAGTACAGCTATAGGAGTTAGTAAAATCGTTATGTTTATTGTATTCCGTTCAGATGGAATACAGAATAATGCGCCATTGATGGGTAATTTTACTAGTCTGACAGTCAATGATACATTGAGTACGATGAACACCGTAATATCTGGTTATTCGTCAAATATTGCAAATAGTATATCTGTAACAACGGTTGGAGATCCACCAGATACTTACACAACATATACAAGTAATTTGACTTCAATTCAGATATCGACAGTCACGGCTGGTCTAAATTCCATCAAAAATCTGATGGATACACGTAGAACCAGTGATGTAAACTTCTATAATAATTCTAGAGCAATTGTAAGTGACTATACTGTATTGAATCAATTTAGTAATCCGGGTCAGACCGAGAAGTATTTAATCAATAATTACATAGGTACCGACAAATTAAAGTCTAGGATAAACTCATAAATAAAAGATGGCAACCTTAAACAAAATATATTCCGATATAGATTTTACTTTCACAAAGAAACCTGTGACGGGTGATGTAGCATTGAGTTATGATACACAAGCTGTAACTCGTTCTATCAGAAATCTGTTAAATACCAAAAATTACGACCGACTGTTTAATCCAGACCTAGGTTCTCAAATTGCTGGTTTATTATTTGAAAACATATCTCCTCTTGTTGCTGGTACATTACAAAGCATGATTACAAATATAATTAATGCTTATGAACCTAGGGCTAGAATACAAAGTGTAAATGTATCATCACAACCAGAAAAAAATGCTTATAATGTTTCTATAACATTTTACGTAGAAAACGCAACACTACCAACAACAACAACAATTCTTTTAGAGAGAAACAGATAAAATGGCTGGTGCTAATTCACAAATTCAAATGACGGATTTAGATTTTAATGGAATTAAAAATAATCTAAAGACGTTCTTACAATCACAAGATACACTAAAAGATTACAATTATGAAGGCTCTGCGCTTTCTACGTTGTTGGATATTTTTGCCTATAATACACAATACAATGCTTATTACTTGAACATGGTGGCCAACGAAATGTTCTTAGATACAGCAATTCAAAGAAGTTCTGTTGTTTCACATGCCAAGTTATTAAATTATATACCAAAATCAACAAGAGCAGCCGAATCTAAAATTACTTTGGCCGTAAATGAAGTAACAGACTCAACATTAACACTTCCAAAATATACATCTTTCATGTCCGAAGCGATTGATGGTATAAACTATAATTTTGTCACAACTACATCACAAACCGTACAGGTTGTTAACAACACGGCAACATTCTCAAATATTACATTGAAACAAGGTGTTGCAACATCTTTAACATTTACTGTTAACAATACTTCAAATCCAAAATCGAAATTTACAATACCTGATACAAATATTGATACCACAACTATTCAAGTTTTAGTACAAGAGTCTTCCGTAAATACAGCATATGAAATTTATAATGCCGCAGAGAATTATATGTCTTTAGATAATAATTCACTTGTATATTTTATACAAGAAAGTGTGTCTGGTAATTATGAAATTTATTTTGGTGATAATGTTTTAGGTAAAAAATTAACTGATGGTAACATAGTAAATATTTCATACATTGTGACAGATGGAACTGCTGCGGCAGGTGCAAACAGTTATGTTTTGTTGAGTTCAATAAACGGTTATGCAAATACATCAATTAATCCTATTGAAGCAACAAATTCTGGTGCAACAAGAGAATCTATACAATCAATTCAGTTTCATGCACCTAAAGCATATGCTGCACAGAAGCGTGCAGTTACTAAAGAAGATTACATTAATGCAATTAAACAGAATGATGCTGGATATCCAATCGGTGCAGTTAGTGTTTGGGGTGGCCAAGAAAGTACTTCACCTGTATATGGTCAAGTGTTTATTGCTATTAAACCAGCAGGTGCTTATACATTAACTGCTACACAAAAACAAAGATTGATTAATGATATTATCAAACCAGTTTCTGTTATGACTGTGGAACCAACGATTGTTGATCCAGACTATACATATATTCAGATAACAGCAAATGTATTATATGATTCGAAGAAAACAAATTTGACTACTGGTCAAATAGAAAATGATGTTAGAACAGCAATAAGAAATTTGGCAGATACCAGTTTAAATGATTTCAATTCAACATTTTCTGCAACAGATTTTTCGAAGACTATTGCTTCTGTAAATAGTTCAATCATTACAAACGAAATAACAATTAAATTACAGAAAAAGTTTTATCCTAATTTAACAATACCGTCAACCTATAACTTATACTATGGTGCACCGTTGACCCGTGGAATGTTCCAGAGTGGTATAATAAGTTCACCTTCAGTTCAATTTAGAGATACAATTAATCCAACAAACATAATTGATGGTGTTTACATTGAAGAAGTTCCAACATCTACAGGTGGCCTAGACTCAGTTCAGGTTATTAATCCTGGTTTTGGTTACCAGTATCCACCAACAATTACAATCTTAGGTGATGGTACAGGTGCAACTGCTGTAGCAACCATAACAGGTACAGGACACATCAAAGAAATTACTGTATTGACTGCTGGTTCGAATTATACAAGTGCTATTGTACAAATTACTCCAGCGTCTGGTGACACAACTGGTTTGTTGGGTGCTGCTACAGCAACTCTACAAGGTCGTTATGGTAATCTAAGAACTTATTATAATGATTCACAAAATGTTAAAACTATTTTAAATGGTAACATAGGAACAGTTGATTATGAATTAGGTATCGTTACACTAAATTCTTTTGGTCCTATTCAAGTTAATAATGACTTGGGACAATTATCAATTACATCTAAGCCAACCACATCTATAATTTCATCAACATATAACAGAATCATTACAGTTGACCCGTATGATTCAAATTCAATTATTGTGAATGTAACAGCTAAAACAACATGATAACAAACGACCAAAAAACATCGTTATTAGTTAATTCACAGTTACCCGAATTCGTTCGGGATAATCCTGACTATGCGAATTTTAATTTATTTCTGACTGCCTACTATGAGTGGATGGAACAAAATGGTAAGGTAACAGAAAGGTCAAAGAATCTTTTAAGTTATAAAGATATTGATACAACGACCGATGAATTTTTGGATTATTTTACAAATGATTTTTTGCCATATTTTCCACAAGATATATTAATTGATAAACAGAAAGCGATAAGAACTGCCAGAGAATTATATCAGACTAAAGGTACACCAGCATCATATAAGTTTCTCTTTAGAATACTTTATAACTCCGACTTTGATGTTTTTTATACAAAAGATGCCGTTTTAAAAGCATCTGATGGTGTATGGTATGTTGCCAAGTCATTAAAATTGGCATCAGAAGATTCAAATTTTTTGAATATTGCTAATTATAGATTATTTGGTGAAACAACCAAATCTATTGCAACAGTAGAAAATGCTGTACGTGTCGGTAAAAAGATGGAAGTTTTCATCTCAAATATTAGAAGATTGTTTCAATCTGGTGAATTTGTTCGTGTGGTTGATAATGCCAATCAAGATGTATATTTTAAAAATGGTGAAATAGTTCCTAAAGGAACTTCTGGTGCTCAAACCCTCAGAGCAAAAATTGTAGGTCAAATCAGTCAAATAAACGTTAATCCAAAAAATAGAGGTCTATTGTATCAACCTGGAGATCCAGTTGTTGTATATGATGGACTAAATTCAACATCTGGACTCGGTGCAACGGCTGAAGTAGGTGAAACTACAAAAGGTTCAATTAAAAGCATTTCTGTTGTCAAAGGTGGATTTGGTTATACTGCATCACCAAATACAACAATTAATATTACTAATGCTCCAGGTGCAATTGCTCTTGTAGGTTCACTTAATCCTGATTATAGATACAGAGCAAATGTTGCTTTTATACCAGTCGATATTATAAGTTTGAAGAAAGACATTGAAATTGGAAATTCTAATTATCATTTTTCTAATGTTTTAACTTCAAATGCCAATACAACTTTGGCCAATGCCTTTACATTCACCTCATTTACAACATATCCATTATCTTCTGTAATTGTTGTTAATGGTGGCGGAGGTATATCACAAATACCTCAAGTTAGTGCAGAGTCAAACTTCACAACAGATAATGCAATTACATTATCAACTAATACAGTAATTTCTTTATCTTCTATTGGTATATTAGGACCAATACAAATTACTGATGGTGGTCACGGTTATCGAGTTAATGACGTAATCGTATTTTCTGGTGGTAATGGTCTTGGTGCAAGAGCAAATGTAAAAACAGTTGATGCTAACGGAGCTATCACGAATGTAGCTTATGTGTTAAGTACAACTCCAGATTATCCTTTGGGTGGTATGGGATATTCAGCAGCAGATTTACCTTCTGTATCAGTAAACTCAAGTAATGTGCAAGCATCTGGTGCCAGTCTTTATGTTCCAGGAATTTTAGGTGACGGAGCAACTTTCTCTCTTGTTACAGATAGAACAGGTTCAGTTACAACGATTAACATATTAAATGCAGGTGAAGATTATGTCACTTCTCCTAATGTTTCATTAAAGGTACAAGATATTGTCGTAGCGAATGTTGCGTTAAATAATTTGCCTGTAAAAGGTGATGTAATCTATCAAGGTGCAAATACAAATAATTCTACATATTTGGCAAAAGTTGATTCGATAAAACCATTAAATGTTAACATTAACTCAGCATTGTCATTATACAATCTAAGAGTTTTTAATTACAATTCAAATCCTAACCCAACATTGCCATTGAATATTGACCGCAATATTCATATGACTATGGCAAACACACAATATGACGCATCATATACTGTAAACGGATATAAGAATTATGGTGACGGCACAGCAAAAGCAACTGCCACTTTCTTAAATGGTTTAGTTATAAGCCAAGGTCAATATCTAACAACACAAGGACATCCAAGTTCATATGATGTTCTACAAGATACAACTTACAATAATTTTACATACAAAATTACTGTGGAGAAAGAAATTGCAAAATACCGTGATGTGTTGTTAAACTTATTACATCCGACCGGCATGAAAGTTTTAGGCCGATATGTTCTGAAATCATATTCAGATTTCACATTTGCTGGTAATATAGATATAAGTAAAGGATATCCTTTATCATATTATACTGATGATGTAAATTCTTATGTAACTATGCAGTCTCCTTCCGGAAATACTGGATACAATAATATTATTGAATTCAACGATATGAATGGTGTTGGTATACTTGACACATCATATCCAAACACAACAATATCTTTCACAACCGATGATGGAGTTGTGGTAACATCACAAATTGAAAGTTCAAATTCTTTGACAAGTTCAATTACACTCAAAGATTATTATTGGTTTGATACTGTTCCAGGTACATTAACTGCTTATGCGGCCAATGTAGTAATTTATGGAAATAGTATCTTCGATTAAACACAGATAAATAAATCATGGCAAATAAAAACATACTCACAACTAATGCAAAGATATCTCAGGTAGAATTAATATATAATTCTCCTCAGGCTGTAGTTCCGCCTTATAACACAATTCCTTTGGGTACAACATATTGTTTCTTATCTAAGGTTCTTCCTTGGGAAGATGACAATAATCCTTCGGAACCACAAGCTGATGTTAAGTACATAAAACAGGTACAAAAGAGTATGTTTGTGGCCAAAAAGATATCTGCAAGTGATATTTCACCTGTTATCGAAAGGTCTGATTGGGTATCCGGTACTGTATATGAACATTACCAAGATGAAATTGACATGATTGCATTGGATGAAAATGGATATCTCATACACAAGTTTTACGTCCGAAACAAATATGACCAAGTTTTCAAATGTCTTTGGAACAACAACGATGAACCATCGACCGTAGAACCATATTTTCAACCAGGCACATATGGAACGAATAACATATTCTCTGGTACAGACAATTATAAATGGAAATACATCTACACGATTGATACCGGTTTAAAGTTAAAGTTTATGGATAACTATTGGATGCCAGTTTCTGTTGGTGCCAATACACCTAATCCTTTATCAACTTCAGCCGGCGCAGGTAGTTTGGATGTTATCAATGTGACTAATGGTGGAAGTGGTTATGATCCAGCAAATTCCGTAATCACCATTAAAATTACTGGTGATGGAACTGGTGCATCGGCTAACGCAAACGTAAATGCTGGAATTATAAGTGACATTATTGTTGATAATCCAGGTAGAGATTACACATATGCAAATGTAACAATTGTATCAGCAACTGGTTCAAACGCAGCGGCTTTTGCACCTACTTCACCTGTCGGTGGCCACGGTTTTGATCCTTTATCAGAACTGGGTTGTTCTCATGTGATGTTTACTTCTGAATTCGTTGGTTCGGAGGGTGGAGTAATACCAACGGATATAGATTATCATCAAGTTGGCATAGTTATTAATCCAACAACAAGAGGTCGTAAACTAGAAGCAGATAACAATGGTATTCCATTCTCTTTACCAGCCAACGGTGCTATTTACAGAACAAGTACAGATTTTGTTGTTGCCGCTGGATTCGGAACATATGTACAAGATGAACCTGTTTTCCAAGGACCAAACGATAATATTAATGATGCAACATTCACAGCAACAGTTTTGAGTTTTGATACATCAAGCAATGTTTTGAGGCTAATAAATACAGCAGGAACACCAATAACGAATGCTCCTGTAAGAAATATACCAAAAACAAACAGAACGTTGTTATTTTATACCACTCCAGATTTCTCTGCTCTATCAGGATATGTTGTTTTTGTAGAAAATAGGTCAGGAATACAAAGAAGTGCTGACGGTATAGAACAAGTTAGACTGGTATTAGGTTACTAAAAGGAAAAAAATGTCTCAGAATTTTAATGTTGATCCATATTACGATGATTTCGACCCATCAAAGAATTTTCATCGCATATTGTTTAAACCAGGTCGTGCTGTTCAGGCTAGAGAACTAACACAATCACAGACAATTTTACAAAATCAAATTTCAAATTTTGCTGATAATATTTTCAAGCAAAATACTCCTGTAAGTGGCGGCAAAATAACCACAAACTTGAATTGTTTTTATTTGAAATTAAACAAACAATATGATAATGCAAATATCACAGCAGAAGATTTTTTAAACAGAATCATTACAGATTCCACTGGTACAATCTTAGCTAAAGTTATTAAGACAGCAGAAGCAACAGGAACAGATGTTGAAGCTGGTGATCCACCAACATTGATTGTTACATATCTTTCAGGTACGCAGTTTACTGATGCTATGACTATTACCTGTGTCGATGGTTCAAACTTTGCTGCCACAATCATTGGATCAACTGGTGGTTCAACTGGTGTAGGTTCATCTTCTGTTGCTTCAATATCTGATGGTATTTTCTATATCGTCAATGGTTATTCACAATTAATTAATACCGATAATACTTACACTAAGTATTCAATTGGTCATTTTGTTTCTGTTCAAAATGATACAATTATTTTAGACAAATACAATAACACACCAACATATCGTGTTGGTTTGCAAATCAACGAAACGGTTGTTGATTATATTAATGATAATTCATTATTGGATCCAGCTGTTGGTGCATCCAATTATCAGGCTCCAGGTGCAGACCGTTATCAAATATCTTTGGCACTAACAACATTACCATTAACATTGGGTAATGATGACCAATTTATTGAATTGGTTCGTTTGGATGCAGGTAATGTTATTAAACAAGTTGATAATACCGTTTATTCTGTAATTGATGATTATTTTGCCAAGCGTACAAAAGAAACAAATGGTGATTATATTGTCAACGATTTCAAGATTACACCTAGTGCAAATTCACTTAATCCAGACTTGTATACTTTATCGATAGGTCCAGGTGTTGCTTATGTTGAAGGTTATCGTGCTGAAAATCAATCAACAATCAGAATTAATGCTAACAGAGCCAGAACAACCGATTTAGTCCAAAATCATAGTAATTTTATTGATTATGGTAATTATCTCTACATTGATAATTTACGTGGTTTGAATAGTGGATTTTTCAACATCAGTACAGGTTCTGCGGTAGATTTCCACACAGTTGGAACGTCAAATATTATTACATCCAATTCTACCACATATTCTTCAACAGTTGCTGGTTCTGGTTACATACGTTCTTTAACTTATGTACAATCAAGTAACACAGCAAATACACAAACTTACACTTATAAAGCTCATCTGTATGATGTTCAAAATAAAGTTTTGAGTGGTGTAGTTTCTGCTGCAACATCGGATACTATCACATTTACAACAGCTGGTGGAAAATTCTCAAATATTGCAGATGCATATTTAGGTGTGACATTGACTATCGATTCTGGTGTAGATGCTGGAGATACAAGACAAATCGTTTCTTATAATGGTTCAACCCATACAGCAACTGTAAATATACCTTTCAATATAACTCCACAAGCAAGTGATACTTTCTCACTAAGATTTGGTATATCAGATTTTGAAACAATCGTTCAATCAACAGCAGGAACACCTTATGTGTTAACTTCTAGTGCTGTTATGAGTACCTTGGGTAAAATAAACAATATATCATCAGGTGCTACACAACTATTTGCAACTAACAATCCTGAACTAATTCGTTCTATTGGTAATCCATATGTCGCTTCTGTTACCGATACATCTTATACAACGACCCAAGCATTCAGAGCACAATCATTTGGTTCTTTTTCAACTGGTTCTAAACGATATTTACAAATAGATCCATCAGCAACAGGAACATTTGATTTTATTAGAACAGGTGCAACAGAATCTGCTGATGCTATCAGACAAAATTGGGTGGTCATTGACAATTCTACCGGTGAAATTATAGATTTTACTTCAGTAGGTAGAACTGTTGTTGTCGATTCTGACAATAATGGTGTAACCTTTACTGCTTTAGATTTGGCGCCGTTTGCTGCAACCATCTATGCACGATTGAGTGTAACCAATGCAAATGATACAAACTTTGTATTAAAAACAAAAACACTAATCACAACCAACACATCTGTTGCAAGTTATTCTGGTCCAGATGGTATTGTTAATAACACATATGTTGATTTAACGAATGGCCAAGTTTGGATTCCAGCTGCTGGCATATTAAATTATGGTAACCAACAAAAACTTTATGTTTCTGACGTTAAAAATATCGTTAAGATTATTGATACAAATGGTGCCACACCAAACGTGAATTTTTATTCAACTGCATCAATGGATGTAACAAGTAATTTCGTATTTAATAATGGTCAAACTGATAGTTATTATGGTCACGCTTTTATTACATTGAAACCTGGTGCACCAATACCAAAATCATTATGGATATTGTTTAATTATTATCAACATTCTGGTGGCGATGGTTATTTCTCAGCACAATCATATACTAATGTTGGTTTTGCAGAGCGTCCAAAATATTTCTCAACAAATCGTATAAATTACGATTTAAAAGATTGTTTGGACTTTAGGCCTGCTGTTAAGAATGCACAAGGTTCTTTTACATTTAGATACAAAGTAACACCAACAAGCACAAACAATTCTGGTTTATTTCTGCCTGCAGATTTAACTCCTTTTGTATCTGATTATCAATACTATTTGGGCCGTAAAGACGTTTTGGTTATCGGTAAAGACAAAACGATTAAATTGATTGAAGGTAAACCAGCAATTAATCCTGCTTTACCTACACCACCAGAAGGTTCTCTGTTATTGGCTAATATTTCATTGGATCCATATACAGCGTATGTTCCAGGTGAAGTTGCTGGTCAACAATCTAATGTAAACATACAACCAATTTCACATAAACGATGGGCATTTAGTGAAATCACAGATTTACAAACCCGTGTTAATAATTTGGAGTATTATGCTTCTTTGAATTTGTTAGAACAAAAAGCAACAAATTTACAAATTGCTGATGCAAATGGATTGAACAGATTTAAAAATGGTCTTTTGGTTGATGATTTCTCAACATTCTCTGTTGCTGACACATTTAATCCAGACTTCTCTGCTGCCATCAACACACGGTTACAATACTTGTCGCCTGCTTTGTTGGTTAAAAATTATCCATTATTTAATGAACAGTTGTTGAACACATATGGTTCTGGTAAACTATCAGCAGCAGCACTTAACACTTTGTACTATTTTCCATCACAAATTGGACAATCTCCATCATATACTCTTGCGTATACTGAAGAAGAAATTGCATCTCAACCGCTTGCAAGTCGTACAATTTCAGTTAATCCATTTGCTGTTGTTGGTTCTGTCGGAACAATTTTATTGACTCCACCGATGGACAATTGGGTAGATAACAATGCACAACCTGGTTTGTTGTTTATTGACCCTAATTTAAAAACGTATCAAGCATCTTCTACAAATAATGTATTAGAAGGCAATCCAACATTATCTGTTGCTGACTGGAAAACAATTCCTGGTACAGAGAAAACAACAAGTTATGTTGAAGAAGAAACAAATTATACTGTTGCAACCACAACAGCAGTTAAAACTAACCAATATACAACAGGATATTGGTCACAATCATACAATCAATCAGCAAACTATATCACAAATATAAGCATTCTACCTTATATCCGTGGACAACATATTTTATTCCAATCGAGAGGTTTGTTGTTTAATACAAAAGTGAACGCTTTCTTTGATGATAAACGTGTTACTCGTTTGATTAGAAAACCAAATATCATTGAATTAACAGGTGTAAGTGGTACATTTAATGTTGGTGACGTACTTGGTTATGTACAGAGTTCTATATTCGTACCAACTGGTTACATCGCAGATGTGTACACTTATACAAATGGTAATGTACGTTTATATGTTATTAATGATATGGGTACAACAACATATGGCACAACTGCTGTTACCGCTACATTTAATACTAGTGGTGTTGCATCAGTTAGTTCTGTAAGTGGTACAGTTAATTCCACAACACACTATTCTGGTTTAACAACAGAAAATGGAACAAATACAAATACGGTTAAATTGGATCCAAACAAAGCATCTGCAACTGATATCTATACAGGTATGGATTTCTGGTTTGTTTCAGGTTCAATAACTGGTATTTCTTCTATAGCAAAAGGAACAAAAGCAACAGTACAATCCTATAACACATCAACAAAAACAGTTACATTAGATACAAATGTTTCATATTTAACTGGTGATGCTTATTCGATTGGTCCATTGATTACCAATGAGATTGGTAATATCTGTGGTATATTCTATTTACCAGGCAATTACTTCAATACTGGTGAAAGAATCTTCCGTTTAGATAATCGAGTAGTTACACAAGGTGTATCCGACTTCTTCTATGCTAAAGGTACAGAAACGTCATATGCCGAAGCTAAATTTACCGCACAAGGTTTGGTGACTAAATCACAGGAAGTTAATTATTCAGCATCCGTGGTTGGAGCCAAAAATACAAGCACAATAATTGATAAACAAAGTGTTATTCTAAATCAAAGTAGAACTGCGCCAGCGTCATCAGGTGGTGGTGGCGGATGTTGTGTGATTGCTACTGCTTTGACAGATAAAGGTATTTGGCAACAAGACCAAAAAGACACATTAATTCAATGGTGTGAAAAATATTTACACAATAAGACTTTGGGTGAATGTTTCCGCCGTGGTTATCAAGTGATTGGTTCTAAATTACTAGTACCAGCATTACGTGCTGACAACAAACTTATGAATCTTTATGCTAATTGGGCATGGACCAACGGTACCAATATGGTCATGGGTAAGAAATTTAATCCATTGTCTATACCGAATTCACTCGTATGGATTACAGTATGGATGGCAGTTGGTGCCTTGGTGACAACCAAGTATGCTAAGAAATGTTGGAAAAACTTGTATAAATGATATGGGAATAAGTGTATCTGAATATTTTGCACAAAAAGAAGCTTGTTCCGATTGTTTGGAACATGGTGATGAGGAACATTGTGTAACAACTCTATTAAGCCGAGCAGAAAATTGTTTTGTTTATAATATTACACATTATGGTATTGGTGATTATACAGAAGAACAAGTAAAATCTCTTAGGGATTTTAGAAACAATTCAACAGAAGAAGAAAATGTTGGATATTATGTAAGATGTGAAAAATTGATTGAAAAGATGGATATACTGAACAAACCATTTTATGAACAATTTTCAATTTATAGTGCAATTAATCATAAACACATAAAAGATGTGGTAAAATTACTTGGTGAAGAAAAAAACGAAGATGTAAAACATCTAATAAATAATATGTTAGACGTTCTTGAAAAAGAAAATGACATACCGAAGGAATTAAATGACAACGACAATTATTGATCCTGTAGCACAGACTTTTATTATTGATGGAAATAACTATCCTAATGGAGCTTTTTTAAGTTCCATTTGTTTGTTTTTCCGAACAAAGCCTACTACAAATATTCCAGTCAATCTTTCGATTGTTCCAACTTTAAATGGTTATCCAAACGGAACATCATTAGATTATTCTGTGGTATCTTTGCCTGCAACATCGGTAGTTGCAAATATTAATGCAACAGAAAGTCCACATTATAAAGATTCTGCTACTTGGACAAAATTTAGTTTCTCAGCACCAGTCTACATTAATCCAAATGTTTTATATGCGTTTGTAGTTCAGTCTAGTTCTAGTGATTATACATTGTGGTCAGCAAAACAAAGTGATTTTGCATTGTTGTCTACATCAAAGGCAGCACCAACAGATATAGCACCAACGGTACCAACAAAGATTTCGAAATCTCCATATGTTGGAGATTTATTTGAATCACAAAACGCTTTGACTTGGACAGCAGATTTGACACAAGATTTGATGTTTGTCATCAATAGATGTAAATTCACTTCAGATGCAGCAACAATACCATTTGTGGTACCGGCAGGACTACCACAAAGAAAAACTATTGAAACCAACATGGCAACGGCCACATCGAACGCTATTTATGATGCTTTAAATGTATCCACAACTGATTTTACACCGCCTGGAACAGCAATTACTTATCAGTATACGACAACACTCAACTCTGGTCTAACGGATGGTCCAAATTCTATTATTCCAGGTAAATATGGTACACCTAAATCAACAGATGTATACCTAAACGATAATAAATTAAGCCGTGTATTAGATTACACTTCAAACAATTCTTTCATATTGGAAGCATCATTATCGACAACCGATGATACTGTAAGTCCAGTCATTTCTGAAGATGGTTTGGCTTTATATACAACAAGATATCGTATCAATAACATGGGTATTTCCAATAATGATATCATTCTTGTAAACGGTGGTATTGGTTATCTATCAAATGCAAATGGTACAATATCATCACCTTCAATTTCTGTGTCTAGTCCAGATGCTACTTGGGGCTCACAAGCTTATGTTTCAGCAAATGTTTATATGGGAAATATAGTTAGTGTATATGTGACAACAGAAGGTGCTGGATATTTGACAACACCAACAGTTACTATTACTGCTACAGCTAATTCAAATTCTGTTATACAAATTAATGGTGAAACATCAAAATCTGGTGGAAACGGATATGCAAGATATCTGACACAACCAATCACATTATCTGAGGGTAATGATTCTGGTGACTTACGTGTATTCTTCTCAGCTTATAGACCAGTCAATACTGAAATTTCTGTGTATTATAAAATTGTATCCAGAGAAGATACACAAAAAATTGATGATTGTAACTGGCAGTTAATGACACTTGTGAATGGAAGTTCAGCATACTCAACTTCCATGTCCAATATCATTGAATATGAAGCTGCACCTGGTGTTAACAATGTGGCAAATAATTATGTCAGTTATGTAAGTGATGTGAATGGATTCTCTTACACATCCTTTTATCAATATATGATTAAAATTGTTATGTCATCTTCAGATTCAACATTCTCGCCTTTCCTTAAAGATATGAGAACGATTGCTTTACCATCAGGCACAGGATTATAATATGTTAGTTAAGGTTGAAGGAACAAATTATTATAGAGATACCAACACCATGGCATTGGTGAATAAAGATGTGTCGGGTAAAAATGAATATAACTTTAAAAAACAATTGATAACGAATCAAAAACAAGAAATAAATACCATAAAGATGGAAATTGACGGTATTAAAAACGACATATCAGATATTAAAAACCTGATGGTAAAACTATTAGAAAAAGGTTAAAATGGCAAATACAGTATCAACTATAAGTTATGCCAATACATTTGGTCAATGGATGGTTGCGACAGATGCTCTTATTGGTGAAAACAATACACTAGCAAAAAGCGACTATACAAAAGATTCAGGTACAATTTATCTATCTGAAACAATCAAAAACGCATTGCAATCAAATGGTAGTGTCGTTGTTCAAAAAGAACTTCTGGTTCAAGGTCCAGGTTCATCAGCCACTATTGATAATAATTTGACAGTTTATGGTCAAGTTTATTTTTCAAACACTACATTAGGTCTAACAAACTCTGGCCAAGCAAACATTAATGGTTTGTTGATTGCACAAGGACCAGGTATTGGTTTATATGTTGCTAATTCTGCTTATGTTGGTGGTAACACTACCATTCAATATAACACAATAACAAACAATATTCAAGCAAACACTTTAGTTAATACAGCCACAGCAAGTATAACTGGTACAGTTTATGCTGATGTGTTCAGAGCCAATTCTTCAGTTTTCACTGCTGGTTTACAAGCCAATACATCTATTTTAACAAATATTATACAAGCTAATACATCTATTCGAACAGGTTCAGTACATGCCAATACTTCTGTTCTTACAGGTGCATTACAGGCCAATACAACCGTTCTTACAGGTGCATTACAGGCCAATACAACCGTTCTTACAGGTGATTTGCAGGCTAACACTTCTATCTTAACCGGTGTATTACAAGCAAACACTTCAACTAATACACAAACATCTAGTGTAACACAATCGGCTTATGCTGATAAGGTACAAGCTAATACTTCTATTTTAACTGGTGTATTACAAGCCAACACCTCAACTAATACAGCTACGGCTTCTGTAGCAGGTACTACATTTACTAAAGTATTACAAGCAAATACATCAATCAATACTCCTATTATTTCCGTTTCAAATAGTGTAATTGCAAATGATATTCAAGCAAATAATGTAATTGGTGCACCAACTTTACTCGGTAATACAATTACCGCCAATATTAGTGCAACTATACCAACACTTACTGTTAATACTAAACTTGACGGAAATAATGCTGCAGCATTTGTTAATAGTTTACAAGTTCAAGGCGGTGGTTTAACCGTAAACGGCAACTTTATACTCACTGGTACAACAGTTTATGCTTCAAATACCTTTCAATTAAGCACAGGCGTCACTTCAGGTATTTCTAGTTATATACAAGTTGACCGTGGTTCTTCTGGTGCAAATGCAGCCTTCCGTTGGAATGAACCTTCATTGTATTGGGAAACACTTGATGTAACAGGCAATGTTTACTCCCGTGTTATTACTGAAAATTACTTGGCGAACCAAACAGGTTCTTCTGCTAATTCATCATTCTTAAAAGCAAATTCTGCATATGCTTCACAGAATACAACTGGCACATATGCTAACTCTGCTTTCACAAAAGCCAATTCTGCATACGAAAGTCAAAATACAACTGGTACATATGCTAATACTGCGTTTAGTATAGCCAATTCTGCTTTCTTAAAAGCAAATTCATCTTATGAATCACAAAATACAACAGGTACATACGCAAACTCTGCTTTTCTGAAAGCCAATTCTGCATATGAAAGTCAAAATACAACTGGCACATATGCCAATACGGCGTTTAGTACAGCTAACTCTGCTGCTGTGTATGCTAATGGTTCATTTACACAAGCAAACGCTGCATTTGGTACTGCCAATTCAGCCGCATCATATGCCAACTCAGCATTCTCAAAGGCCAATTCAGCTTATACAGCTGCCAACAATGCTGTAACAACATTTATTGGAACAACAGGATCTTTTTCACAAAATACTGTTTCTTTCTCTAGTAATAACGGTGTAACTTTTGTTGTCACATCAGCAAATAATTTAGCAGTTTCTACATCACAAGATTTAAGAACAACCGCCTCACCGACATTTGCTGGTCTAACACTAACAACACCTTTAGCATTAAGTCAAGGTGGTACAGGAACAACATCAGCATCTTCTGCTCTGACAGCTTTGTTACCAACCGGTACAACTGCTGGTTACGTATTGACAACAGGTGGTCCAGGTAACTTCTATTGGGCAGCAAGTAGTGGTGGCGGTGGTGGTGTAACACCAGGCACTTCAATCAACTCAACTCGTTTGTCCTATACAGCAAACGGTGCTTCTGGTTATACGGGTAATAGTTATATTATACCAACAGCAACATCAAGTACACAAGTTCGTGCTTATATTTCTGGCGTTCGTCAGTTTGAATCGGAATATTCTTTAAATTTAGGTGCAAACACAATTACGTTTACAACTACACCACCAAGTGGTGAACCTATTTTGATTGAAGTTGATGGATACTATGTAAATCCATATTATGCAAACAATATCGCATATACTGTCAATTCAAATATTTCATCAACAGCAAACACAATTCAACTTGCTATTGATAGTCTAACGAGTAAAGTTACAACGTATTATGCTAATTTAGCATCATCACCAACATTTACCACAGTTGCGACAGGTATCACAGTAGCTGCCGGAACAAGTAATACAGCATTTGCTACAACAGCATATGTACAAAACTTAGCTAACAATTCTGGTACTCTAGCCACAAATATTACTGGTAATGCTGCTACAGTATCAAACGGTGTTTATACATCTGGTGACCAAACAATCGCTGGTACGAAAACATTCAGTAGCTCAATTAGTGGTAGTGTTACTGGTAGTGCAGCAACATTTACAAGTACAACACAGAATTCTCAATTTAATTCAATTGGTGTAGGTACTGCTGGTTCAGGTGTTGCTGGTGAGATTCGTGCAGCGAATAATATTACTGCCTACTACTCCGATGATAGATTAAAAACTAAACTTGGTACTATTGAGAATGCTTTAGACAAGTTGTGTAGTTTGACTGGTTTCTATTACCAAGCAAATGAAACTGCACAATCATTAGGATATGGTGTACGTAGAGAAGTCGGTGTATCTGCTCAAGATGTACAAAAAGTTCTTCCAGAGATTGTTACTACGGCGCCAATCGATGATAAGTATTTAACAATATATTACGATAAATTAATACCATTGGTTGTTGAAGCCATTAAAGAACTCAAAAATGAAGTTGATGCACTAAAAGGACAAATTAAATGACAACAAGAGTAAGTTCATCGACACTTGCCAATACGGCAGTTACAGTCGGCACATATGGTGGTTCAACACAGATACCTGTTGTGGTTGTTGACCAACAAGGTAGACTAACTTCAGCGTCTAATACGACAATTTCAGTTAGTGCTACACAGGTTTCAAACAACCAATATTATCAGATTAATTCAAATACATCAAATAGTTTGGTTTCAGGTAGTTGGGTTGTTTCACAATCTGGTACAAAATTGAATTTCATTTATAATGGCACAACCGTGTTTTCAATTGATTCTTCTGGCAATATTATCGCCAAGGCGGATGTGACTGGATACGGTACTCCTTAAAATTTCGAAATTTTGCGTTCCGGCCCAAGAATTTTCTCCGACAGCTTCAGGATTCCAAAAAGTGAATCCACTCCTAGACTAAATATTAGATAACTATAACAAAGAATCATGTCAGCAGCTTACACAGAACTATTCTTAGAACAAGGAACAGATTTTTACACCTCCATTACGTTGGATGATGTAAATGGTGACCCATATGATTTGACAGGTGTTGCTGCCAAAGGCCAAATCAAGAAATCTTACTATTCCACTAACGAAACCTCACATTTTACAATAACGATTAATGATCCACCAACGGGTGTCATTAGTATGTCTGTGCCATCAGCAAACACGGCCAATATTGCTGCTGGTCGTTATGTTTATGACGTAATTATTAAAGATACTGCAAATAATGTGACGAGGGTTCTGGAAGGTATCGTGAATGTTATACCACAAGTTAGTAAATTTTAAGGTATAGAGATGCCAGCGAATCCAATTAATACAATCAGAGTTCAAGTAGGAAACCAATTTGGACCTACAGTCCGTAATATTGCTTACGGTACCAAGACACTCAAGAGTGCCACAGATTTGTCTTTGGCTGGTGCTCAAGACGGAGATGTTATTGCCTATAATGCTGCGAATAACAATTTCTATATTACAAATCCAACAACAAATATCCTAGATTTAGATGCGGGGTTCTTTTAAATGGCAAATACGACCATTCAAATTCTCCGTTCTTATAATCATGACGCACCAAATACACTACATGACGGTGAATTAGCATACTCATTCACTTCAAACACACTATATATTGGTAATAATGCCAATGGAGTAATCGCTATTGCTGGTGAGGGTTATATTGCTAACGTAATTAACCCAATTGACGGTGGCAGTTTTTAATAAATAGAAGAATAACTATAATAATAAAAGGGAATAAAAATGACTTACACTCATAATCCAGCAGATCCGATGGTGATTTTGGCAACAACAGCCAAGTCATTAGTTGACCAATTCAATTCCAAAGCAATCACATTACAACAATTCAAAGATTCTATGAATGCACAAGTTGTTCCTAATGTGGCTGGTTTGAATAAGAGTAGCAAGAATGACGATGCATGGCACACAATCACTAATGCTGTGGCAATGGTCGGCGCTCCAGACTAATAACAAAAATCTACAAAATAATAATAATAAGGGTAGAAAATGGCATCCAATACACAAATCTTCATTAAACGCTCCTTAGCGAATACCACACCTGGTAATTTACATATAGGTGAATTAGCATATTCATATGCATCCAATACCCTGTTTATTGGTGCTAATACTGCTACAGGTCCTGGTTACTACAAAATTGGTGGTGAATACTACACCAATGTTATTGATTCGGCATCTTCAGCCAATACACCAGACACACTAGTAATCAGAGATGGTAACGGTGACTTTGCCGCAGGTAATGTTACTGCCGCTTACTTTATTGGTGATGGTTCTGCTCTTACAGGTCTTGTTACAAACCTGACTGTTGACGGTGATTCTGGTGGTCCAAATACTATCAATCTGTTAACAGACACACTAACAATCGCTGGTGGTGAAGGTTTAGCGTCAAATGTTAATGGTAATACAATAACTTTAGATGTTGATGACACAGTTGTTCGTTCTAATACAGAAGGTTCTCCACAACACATCAACACAGACGTCCAAATTTCTGGTAATTTGACTGTTCAAGGTACTACAACATATGTAGAATCACAAATCAATCAAACAAACGATTCGTTAATTGAACTTGCTGCCAACAACACAATTGGTGACGTACTTGATATTGGTTTCTATGGTAAACATGAAGGTACAGGCAATTTAGCTGGTGAAGTAGTTGTAACCGGTTTGGTTCGTAACGCTGGTACATCAGACTATTATCTGTTTGATAATATTGCTTTGGGTGACCAAGAAAACCTAACATCCAATATCATTACACAAAGTGCTTTGTCTGCCAACGGTGCAGCATTGTATGCTAAGCAATTCTTTGCTGCTGATATGGGTCAAACTGGTGGTTATGCTTTCAATACAAATGCATATACTGGTTTATTCTCCGATGTAAATGATTCAGATATCTATTTGAGCCTTGGTGGTGATAAAGTTCTGAAC